CATTCTATGAATGCAGAGTAAAATCTGTGGGCACCTCACAACCTATGATTTCACAATTATCTAACAACCAGGAAGTACCATCTGTTGTATTTAATAGTGGATCAACTGCTAGCGGCAGGGGAGTTGGGCAAAAGCGTCAGGAGATTAACTCCGTAACTCGGGGACCCCAACAGATCCTAAGCGCACCAGTTGTACAAACTGTTAAGTCCGATAGTCAAGTTACTGATGCCTTCAGTAATGTCCAGCTGGAAACTGGAGTTGACAGCAATACCCGTAGATATGTAGGGTTTGCTACCCAGAGAGAAGAGTCTGTCATCTACCCAGGTGGCAAGCTCGAGTTAGTAGTCCCTAGTGATTCTATGGCGAATCATGTATCCCTCCCTACTGATGGATACTGTTTCTTATATGGAATCGCTTTAAGACTGGGAGCTATATGCCCGGTTGACGTTGTTTTAGGGCTGGTAAATCTTAACATGGTTTATCATGTCTTGAACCAACGGTTGAGGAGGTTTTCCCGAATGCCTGATCATCAGGAGGATTACAAGCAGCTTAAGCTTGCTTTGTTAACATCTAAGGATTCTTATCCTTCCGAAAAGCTCAATTATTGGGGTATATCACTCATGAGCTGTGATCAGTATTCTTCTTCTAGTGTTGTCTATAACGAGGAAGAACAGCATTTGTACTTTAACCCACACGGCAGTGACACTACTGTATCTTGGCTTGAAGTTCCTTCAGGCAGTATGTGTGGGTCTTCTATAAAAAGCAGCACATTTAGCTTTTTACTTCTTGTAACAACTCTCTTTGGAGTTGCTAATACTATGACTCTCAATGATTGTAGATATACAAAATTAGTCTTTGAGAACATATTTGGCGAATTCGAAGGAGAGAATGGCTTAAAGAAGGTTTACAGAAGACATTCATTGACCTATCACCCTGACAGGTGTAACCCTTTGACTGTTAACTGTGATAGAATTTTCAATTCTCTTAGAGAATTGTATGTAGAAACATCCTGTTGTATGTTTGAAACAGAGTGCTCTGAGGACTTTGACAGGGGATTTGATGTGTTTGTTGATGGACCAATTGAGCAGCCATATACCGCGATCCCTGACTACGTCAAGCCTAACTTTTTTAGATATATAAAACCAGAGCCTATTCCCGAATCAACAACCCCCAAGCCACCACCACCACCACCGAAATCGCAGTTTGAGAAGGATTTAGAACAAGGTGCCATAATTGTTGGTAATTTTATTGGTAGTTTTTTGTTTTATTATTTAATAATCTTTTTGATTGCTAAATCTTTGACTGTATCCGTATGGGTATTGGGGAATGTGAACACATGGTTAAGATCATTTTTTGGACCACGTTGTGGTAAGAAGTTGGACTCAAATGATATGTGTTTTGTTGATTATGATGTTTCTAAAAATCATAAATTTAGTGTAGCTCGTTCACAAAATACTCTTGTTGTTAGTGGTATTAGGTCAGATTTCCATGTGTATTGGATGCCCACTGTAGGGTATTGTACGACCACCGCTGCAATTTTCTGGAAGTATCTAAACGATATGTTGTCTAATTCTCCATTAGGGCCATTCCAACACCAAAAGAAAGATGGGTATAAAAACATCTTTGAACTTGGATCAGCCTTATGGAATTTAAAGAATGTAGGCAAGCTATCAGCAAAATACAAGGAAAAGATGCTAACTGATATAGTTAAAGCATTTTGGTTAGAGACTTCCGAGAAAACTAGGGATTATACTGTGAGCCAAGAAGATATGTTGGAACAGTTTGAATCTTGGGGAGTGCCTTTAGGCAGTGGAACTAAACCAGGAGTTGTATTCATGAAAGATCAAGATGGAACCATACATTGTGGTATAGCAACTAACTGGTCTAGTCCAGATGCCAAGTCTGTCAAACAGCCAGAGATGTGGTGTTCTTATGATATGTTATTAGAAGCCTCACAGTCTAAGAAGTTATTATTAAATAGCGTCGAAGATTTTAAAGGGTTCGTGCAACATTACAGGAGCATCATGGGAGGTGATGATCAGATGGTTTGGCACACAGAGCTGGTAGCTTATTTAAATTATCATAGTATGTCTTACAACATATCGGTTGTAAAAGATAATGTAGCTACCATGGCGCCGTATACTAAGGGACAGAATGGAGTTAGTTTAGTCTTAGATATAGGAGCCTTACATTGGAGTTATGATGAAGATGGTTCGTTTTTGAGTAGTATGTCAACACAATTGTCAAAAGAACCGTCGAAGGTTGAGAGCAGTAAAGGAGAGAAAGAGAAGGATAGTATAGACAGTGTAGGTAGACTCTATAATGTTAGTCTGAAAGAGGAGGCGAAAGGGTTTTTATTGGTGCATTGGCCTAAGCATGCTCATGTGATAAAAATCCGTATGTCTTCAGGATCAGACGAAAAGTTTTATCGAGAAGGGAAGTATATGATTCATTCTAGGGATCCCTCGATAAAATATGCTGTCACAGATATACCTACATTCCAGACATATAAAACTGGAGGCTCTGAATATATAGCTTGTGATGCTATTAACGTAGGAGCGAATCCAGCAGACCCTGTAATTGTCAGTGTTAGAAAGACTGGAATAAATACTCATTATATAGTTGTTGATGGATTTTGGACTATTGATAAAGCAGGATTGACTCATTTACATAGAGAGTCCCCATCACTATTGAATGAGTATTTCAGCCAGACAGGGAAAAAGGAATTAGTGAAGAGAGATATAGCTCTAGCTATTGAAGGATGTGCACTCTATATTCAAGCAGGTACTAAGGTGTTTGAGAATAAAGAGTGGATTGCTAGAGAACTCGTAACTGCTAGTAGAGAAGCAGACCGAGTTGAGAGGAGATATAAGTATGTTGTAAAGGGAGATCTCCACCAACAAGTAATGTCTGACAAGAGAGAAGCCTTGATTGAAGATTTTTGGACTATTGTTCGTACTTTGTATGAACAATGCTTAAAGTACGATTTTGGGACTCTTAGGTCATATAAACATTTATTTTTAATTTTATACATTACATTTGGTATTCCATTGTTCTTTGCTAGTCTTGTTTTTATTTTGTGTGGTAATTTCTTTTGTTTTTATACTTTTTATACTATTATGCCATCTTTGTCGATTATTACCTTAGGGTGGTATATAGTTATTACTGTAATCTTAATACTTTTAATACCAACTTTATTATCAGCATGGATTGTTTTTTGGTTGTTGGTAGTACCAAGATATTTTTACGTAAGTTATTGTGGAAGAAGAGCAGGTAGGATCCAACCTCTAGTACAGAAATTGTCATTTTTGAAAAGAACAGAGTTATTTTTTAAGACTCAGTTTAAAAGTTTGTCTTTAAGAAAAGCAAAGTTCTATTCATATGGTAAAGAGGTTAGTTTTCAAGCTTGCGTTACTGAGATAATCAGGGATGAAGACTTACGAGAAAATTATAAGAAAACCAACGAAAAATATGTAATGTCTACAAAGGTTGGGGAATATGATAAATACCTCCACAAGGTAGCCCCCGCAGGGTTACTTGGAGGTTTTTGGGGCTTTTTTATTAGAGCTTCTACCCCAATAGCAACTCCTAGTGATGTTAATATGATGACTGATTTTATAGGAGTTAAACAATTGTGCTCACAGCTTGAGTTCATGGCCAGTAAAGATGATTTGATACCTTTTGAAGTTTATGTACGTCAAGTACTTAAACGTAAAAGAGCTATATATCATAGGGGATATACTGATTTTATGGCTGAACCGAAGATGAGTAGCAAGTTCTTTGTAGACCCGAAGCCGAATGAGAAGCAACATCCTGAAGGGTATTGGAAAGACGTTCAAGAGAAGTACGACAAATGGTTAGATGATCCTACATCAAACCCTATTAGTGATACTTTCTTTTTAAGTGTCTTTTCAGATTCTTACAAGCCCAGAAATATCTTTAATCCACATGAGAGAGTGAAGGGCGTAGGAGGATGGGTAATGTATAATGTTTTAAAATTAATGAAGACATGTCCTCTTATAGGATTTAATTTTGCTTCCGGTCTCTCACCAGAAGAGTTAGCTGATAGACTAACTCATGCTTATTTGTATATTCAAAGAACTGGTAGAAGACCTGTATTCATAAGTTGGGACGGTATGCGACATGATTCACTACAACACGCTTGGTTTATAAGAGATGTAGATAATGTAGTGTGGAGATCAGTCGTGCCCATTATTATGAGACGATTCGGGTTTGGAAACAAACATATAGAAGTGGTGTTGGAGAACTTGGAACTTTTATTTGTAGACGTAAAGATGTTGAGAAAAGATCCAAGGTTCTGTAAAATTAATAGGAAACATCGTTGGGCTGTGGTATTTACTGCTAGTATTTTTGGAACTGTCTATTCGGGACATCCTAGCAAGACCACAGCTGGTAATGGACTCAGAATTTTAATGATTATTCTTAAGGCATGTTATGATGGAGGATTAAAGTGGAATCACGATATCTGGGCTTTTCAAGCCGGCGACGATACTATTATCGTTATAGCTGAAGATTGTGTTGACGCTTTTAAGAAGCACATCATGCCTTTTTACACCAAGTACGGGTTAGTTATGCAAGACTGGTTTGTAGGAGATAGATTTGAATTTGTATCTAGAGAGGGTTGGTTTGATTACTCACTCAAGAGAGTTATTCTTCTACGTTTTCCATCCAGAGTTGTTCAAACGGGCTTGTATTCTGACAAGATGACTACTCCAGAAATGCCTGGGTTTGATAGAGCTATTACAGCTCAGATCAAAGCCTGGGGCTCTACGATGACTGGTGTAAAAGAGTTTTGTGAATGGAGAAAGAATAATGGAGATGGGTCCAAGACATCAGATAAGGTTAAAGAAAAACTTAAAGAGGAGTATTGGTCTCTTAACCCTGATAAGTCTTGTATGTTGCCAGATGTTAATCCTAATGTAAGCGTTGAATATAAGAGATTAGCTGCTCTTATGGGAGACCCCAGATTCATGTGGGTAAGAAACGCATAAATAAACACCCTAGGTTCGTACGCACTAGCTAAAGTGTAATCCGATGGTTCGAGGAGACCTAACGGAACCTATATGTATTTGCAAGTGAGGGGGCACTGAAAGCATCCATGCTAAGTTGGTCATGATATTGGAGTTTAATCAAGA